CGGAGACGCGGTGCTCGCGGCTGTGACGGGCCTGAGCCTGTCGAGCGCGTACACGGCGGTGCGCTCGTTCTGGCCGGAGCGGAAGCCCGAGGAGCTCCTGTCGCTGACGCTGACGGTGTTCCCGCGGGGGATCGAGCGCCGTGCGGATACGCGCGTGCTCGAGCGCATCGACCACCTCGTGGATGTGATGGTGCAGCGGAAGGTCGACCAGACGCAGCGGGATTCGGAGATCGCGCTTCTGAGCGCGGATGTGCAGAAGGTGGCGGACGCGCTGTACGCGCTCCGCGCGGGAACGACGGGCTTCGTGTGCGTGGGCGTGACCATCGACCCGATGGTTTCGCCCACGCACATGCAGGAGCATGGAGTGTTCACAGGGGTTGTCACCGCGCGGCTTCGCGCCGCCGGCTGAACAGGAGGGATGAGAGATGCCTATTCGTGTCGGACTTGAAGGTGCGCTTCTGCGCGGAACGAGTGGAACAGCGATCGCATCGCTGACCGCAGTCACCAATGTGAAGGACCTCACCCTCTCGATGGAGAAGGGGGAGGCCGACACCTCGACTCGCGCGGCCGGCGGCTGGCGCACCACGCTCGGCACGCTGAAGTCGGCGACGCTCGAGTTCAGCATGAACTTCGATGTCACGAACGCGGATGTCGACGCGTTTCAGGTGGCGTTCATGTCGAACACGATCATCGCGCTCGCGGTGCTCGACGCCACGAGCGGCGAGGGTCTGATCGCGGACTGGACCGTGACGGGCTTCTCGATCGAGCAGCCGCTCGAGGACACGCAGACGGTGAGCGTGACCTGCAAGCCCGCGTATGTCACGCGCAACCCGGCTTGGCACACGCCCGCCTGATAAAGGGAACCTGAACGATGCACGGATTCAAGGACTCGACGGGTCGACACTGGGCGGTGCGCGTGGATGTCGGCGCGGTGAAGCGGGTGCGGTCCGCGCTCGGCGTCGACCTCATGCAGGTTTCGGGGAAGGGCACGGGGGAAGGGCGCGAGCCGAGCGTGTTGGAGCGGCTCGCGTCCGACCCCGTCCTCCTCGTGGATGTGATCTATGTGCTGTGCCGCGATCAGGCCGTGGCGGCGGGCGTGAGCGACGAGCAGTTCGGCGCCGCGATGGCGGGGGACGCGCTCGACGGCGCAGTGAAGGCGATGCTCGCGGCGATCGTGGATTTTTTCCCGAACCCTCGCGAGAGAGCCGCGCTCAAGAGGGTCCTGTCGGCGGCGGAGGCGGAGGCGGAGAAGGCTCGGGCTCGGGTGGAGTCGGAGCTCGACGCGCGTCTGGGCCCGCCATCTGGCGGTGGGTGGCCGAGTGTTCGGCCCTCCTCGGACTGAGCCCCGACGATTGGACTCTGCGCGAGCTCGCGTGGATGCACGACGCGCGTGCGCGAAGCGATTGGAACCACACGGCGTCGATCCTGTGCCTGATGGCGAACGCGCACTCGGGCAAGGGCGGCCGGAAGTTCCGGGTGGAGGACTTCCACCCGATGGAGCGGAGGAGCGCGCCCGCGGTGCGGGTGTCCGCGAAGGCGCTGAGGGGGATCTTCGGACTGTGAGGAACGATCGACGATGACCTGCGACGCGATCAACACCCGACTCGTCCCCGTGTGGAACGCCGCGATCAAGGCGGGCGCGGACTGGCGCTTCTCGATCCGCTTCCGCGACGAGGGCGGCGCGCCGATCGACCTGACGGGCTGCGCGTTCCGCTGGGCGATGCGTCCGAACTTCGAGTCGGCGACGCTGACGGCGTCGATGTCGACCACGGACGGGCGGATCACGGTGGACGCGGTGAACGGGGTGGTTTCGTTCCACCTGCCGAAGTCGGTGACGGTCGGGATCGCGGGTCGGTTCGTGCACGACTGCGAGATGGAGTGGACGGGCGGCGTGGTGGATTCGCTGTGGGAGGGCGCGGTCACGGTGGGCCGCGAGGCCGCACGGGGGACGATCCCATGAGCGCGACGAACACGGGCTGGCGGCTGATGCTCCTCGACGCGCCGCAGGTGAACCTGTCGCTCGAGACGAGCCCGATCCTGATGGAGCTGGTGTCTCCGGGCCCGCAGGGCGCGAGCGGCTCGGCGGCTGCGGTGACGAGCGTGAACGGCGCGACGGGCGCGGTGGTGCTCGGCGCGGCGGATGTCGGCGCGGCCGCGGCGGCGCACGGCCACGCGATCGCGGATGTGTCGGGGCTTCAGACGGCTCTCGACGGGAAGCTCGCGTCGGGCGCGGCGGCTGGCGGCGACCTGAGCGGCTCGTACCCGAATCCTGCGGTCGAGACGCGCGGCCGCATCGCGTTCACCACCCAGTATCGGATGGACGGGACGAGCGTCGGCGACTTCCTCGCGCCGACCTCGGACAGCGGAGCCGTGACCTTCTCGACCTACGCGGAGATGACGACGCAGCAGGGGGTCTTCCGCTCCCGCTGCGCGATCCGCCACAACGGCGCGACTCTTCCTGGCACTCCGACATGGCAGCTCGGCCAGCACGCGGGAGTCGAGGTCGAGGCGAGCATCCGTGTCGTGGACTTCGACACGGCGACCCATCAGTTCATGGTCGGCATCCATCGCCTTCACACCTGCGGCGATCTCGTGACGATCGGCGCGGAGACGCTGATCGGCTTCTATCCGAAGAACGGGACATGGTGGGTCGGCGTCTACATCAGCGACGGGATGAACGCGTGCGACAACTTCGGCGTGGTGAACCACGACACGGGGATCAGCACATCCGTCGATCGGCTTCTTCGGGTGGTTGCCTTCCCGGGCCAGTCTGGCGCGCTGTTCTACATCGGCGGCGTTCCCGTGTACCGCTACTCGGGCGCACTTGAGGATTCGTTCTACGCGACCATTGCGTACCTCGGCTGCATGCTTCAGGACCGCGCTGGCACATCGGCGTTCGGCGCGAAGGTTCGCGTCAACTCGATGGTGGCGCGGCACACGATGGCGCGGAACGATCCGCGCTTGAGCGACGCGCGCACCCCGACCGCGCACAAGTCGACGCACGAGACGGGTGGGACGGACGCGCTGACGCCTGCGGACATCGGCGCGGCGGCGGCGGTCCACACGCACGCGATCTCTAATGTCACTGGGCTCCAGACCGCGCTCGACAACAAGGTCGATGACTCGCAGTTCAGCGTCTTCGGCCTCGACCTCGTCGACTCCGCGGACGCGGCGACTGCGCGTGCGACGCTCGGACTGGGTACGACCGACACGCCGCAGTTCGCGGGGATCAGCCTCGCGAGCGGCGAGTTCATCTCGAACTCGGCGAACGGGCGCATCGACATCGGGCCGAACGGCACGCACCCGTCGCAGCCTTCGTCGGACTACTACGCGCTCACCGTCGACGGTCAATCGTGGGGCTTCGGCGTCCGCATCGGCACGCGCAACACGCGCACCGACACTTTGAACACATCGTCAAGCCTGAACTTCCTCGTGCCCGTCGTTCTGAACAACGACACACGGTTCGCGTTCGGCTCGTCGCAGAACTACTTCATCCGCCATGTCAGCGGCAGCAGCCGCGCGGGCGTCGCGTGCGGGCTGCTCGTCAACAACGCGGGCAGCACGGGCGCGCTCGTGATCGCGCAGGGCAATGAGATCGACAACGCGAACCGCATCCCCGCCACCGCGCACGCGCACCCGACGCTCTACCTCTACGGCGGCGGCTCGGCCAACGCCAACGACTTCTTCCGCCTCTCCCACGACACGACGAACGCCACGCTCGAGTCGGGGCGCGGCAGCCTGAACCTCGTCAGCGCGGGCGACATCAACAACAACGGCAACCGCATCCCGAAGGTGTTCAGCGGCACGACCGCGCCGAGCGCGGGCACTGGCACGGACGGCGACCTGTACTTCCAGTATTGAGGATCACATGGCAGACAACATCGGCTACACCCCAGGCACAGGCGCGACAGTCGCAGCGGACGAGATCGGCGGCGTGCTGCATCAGCGCGTCAAGATCGGAGTCGGCGCGGACGGCACGGCTGTCGATGTCAGCGAGGCGAACCCGCTGCCGATGGCCGCATACGGCGAACTGATCGAGGCCATCGAGGCGCTGCGCTTCACGGTGGCCTCTCTTACCCGCACGCTCAACGCGTCGATTCCAGACGCGAGCGGCAGACAGCGCGTCAATGTCGAGACGGGGGTGGTCGCAAGCGGAACGCTCACGACCTGTTCTACCGTCACGACCTGTTCTACCGTCACCAGCCTTTCGCAGATCGGCGCAATCGACGCGCGAACCGTGGTGAACGACCTCAACAAGTTCGCAGCCGACTCGCTGCGACGCAACATCGCAACGAGCTGACCCATGCCAACCACCAACGGAAACCGCAAGATCCTCGACCCCAAGCGCTGGGAGTACATGACCCCAGCGCCCGCCAACACGGCAGCAGGATCGTTCATCTCTTCTTCGCGGCACTATCGCCAGCAGCAGCTTTATGTACAGGCGCAGACGGTCGCGTACCTCTACAACCCGAACGAGGACGGCTG